TCTTTAACTAGAAAAGGTCTATATCTTATTTTCTTTTGTGTAGAAGGAAGTTCCAACTCATATGTTGGCGTTGCAATCTTTGGTAAAGGCATAATAACCCAAAAAGTTCAGTTGTGATTATTTATTGAGGATTTATTGATTTGCTTTGAAGTTTCCTTCAGGAATTTTAGTTCCTCCCCTATTCACAATTCTTCCCTGTGTATTAGGTGTTGGTGTACTTCCCATATTATTAGAAGTTCCCGCTTTTTGATCTTTACTTGAAATTTTTCCAGGAATATAACGCTCATAATTAAAGGCAACACTAACCTTTAATATATCAGAAGATCCATATTGTATTGGGACAGAAGACATATTAATGGGAAATAATCCAATAAAATTATATTCAAGTTCCCTCTTATAATCTCTGTCAAACTTTATAATTTTGGTTGAATCTGATTTATATTCACTAGGATACTGCATCCTATAGTAATATTGGTTATTTCCTGGATTCTGATTAGATCCAGATGCAATAAACTCCATCCAATGCTCTAAAAACTTAATCATTCTGTAGTCAGAATCCACATAGAATTCTAACTGCATTTGAGTGAATATTCTGGTATGTGCCATCTTTTCCTGCACACCCATAAAGTTTCCATTGATATCTGCGGTTGCCAATGAACTTCCTGGAATTGAGGCAGAGGAACACAACAATCCAGCACTTTCAGTTATAAATCTCGTATCAACTCCTCTCGCATCTAAGTAATTTGATAAACCATCATTCAGTCCACCAAAAATAACTTGGTAGTGTGATGTTTGAGCAAGATTAGTAACAAGTGGTTTGAAGTCTGATATCTTTTTGCGTGTTGGCACTCTAAATACCTTATACGAGTCTTACATTATTAAGTATTTAGATGTCATATAAGGGAAAATACCAACCTTCATATCCAAAAAAATACAAGGGTGATCCAACAAATATAATCTATCGTTCTCTCTGGGAGAGAAAGTTTTGTGTATATTGTGATACTAATGAGAATATTTTAGAGTGGGGGAGTGAAGAAATCATTGTTCCCTATCGTTCTCCTGTTGATAATAGGTATCATAGATACTTTCCAGATTTCTATATCAAGGTGAAGGACAAGAATGGTAAGATTAAAAAAATGATTATTGAGATCAAACCATATAAGCAGTGTATAGAACCCAAAGTCCAGAAAAGAAAGACTAAGGGTTATATCTATGAAGTTATGGAATATGCCAAGAATCAGGCAAAATGGGGTGCCGCCAAAGAATGGTGTTTAGATCGTGGTTATGAGTTTAAGGTTCTTACAGAAAACGAACTCGGTATTAAGTAATGCCAAGAAAAACTCTAAAACAAAGAAGAAACCCAACAGACGATAATAGTAATCGTGTCCGTGGTATTGTTGATGCCATGACTGGTGTTGACAATAAGGCAGATATAATGGATGCCATACAACAAACACTACAACCAAGTAGTAAAAGAAGTGTTATTCCTGGTGGTCTTTATACCTTTGTTTATAATGCCAAAACACCGGACATAATTTATGATCCTTATCCACTAGTAGGTGTAGTGAAGGTATTTGATTGGGGATTTGTTGGGGTCAATTTACACTGGGGAAGAAATGAGGAAGTTGATGAAAATAAAAGACAATATAGTTGGGATCAGATTATTAGTCCAGTTTATGAAATACAACAAGAAGAAAAAGAAGATATGATAAGACTGTCTTATGGTGATTTTTCACAAAGTCCTTCTAAATAGTTACACTGCCTCCAAAAGTTAAGGTTCGGAGAATAATAAAATGCCGTTTGGACTACCAACTCCATTAGAATTACTCGGAGTTCCTAGAAATATTGCAAATCCTCTTGCTCCAGTTGAAGACGCAGTTGGCCAAGCAGCAAAAAAGGTAGTAAAAAAAGTAACGGCATCAACAACTGCTAAACCAGGAGCAAAACCAACACCAAAAACACCTACAGTTGAAGACAAGCGAGAAGTAAATAAACCAGAAAAAATTGAACCAGCAAAATCAACAGAAAAAGTTACAGCGTCTTTTAGAGGAAAAAAGAGAGACAAAGTAAATTTAAGATATCCAGATAAAGAAATTCATAAAGATACTGATTATCTAGAAATTACAATCTTAAAATATCAACCGGCAGGATTTGCACCACAAGACAAAATAATAGAACAAGGTGTAAGAAGAGCTTCCGACAAAACAAATGGAAAAAAAGAAATACTTGGAACTATTAAACTTCCCATACCACAAAATATCAAAGATCTAAATGCTACTGGATGGGGAGAAGATAGTTTAAACAGTGCGGCAGCATATGCAGCAGCGGCAACTGGTGGTATTATGTTCAAAGAGGGAGGTTTCATTGGAAATATTATAGACTCCATTAAACAAACTGGCACTGATATAAAAAATGTAGCGCAAGATTCCACCGTCCAAAAAGGAATTCAATCACAATTCACATCTGCCACGGCAAATTTACTGGGAGCAAACACAACCGCATCTGGTCTTCTTTCAAGGGCAGAGGGAGTTATCTTAAATCCCAATAAAGAACTTTTGTTTAATGGTGTGTCTCTCAGAGATTTTTCTTTTGCATTTGACTTAGCCCCAAGAGACTCTATTGAAGCAGAACAAATTAAACAAATTATTAGAGTTCTCAAAATAAATATGTCTCCAGTAACAGGAGATATTAAAAATTCAAGTGGAAACATAACAGGAAAAGGATTATTCCTAAGATCACCAAACGTATTTCAATTGAGATATATGACTGGTGGTAGTGAACACAAATTTTTGAATAAGTTCAAGTTGATGGCACTTACAAATATTAGTGTCAATTACACTGGATCGGGAACATACATGACATACAATGATGAAGATAAAACACCAGTTCATATGCAAATGATGCTCAACTTTAAGGAGTTAGATCCAGTATACGCAGAAGACTACGATACCGTAGGAGGAGTAGGTTACTAAAATGGGTTATTTCAGAGAACTACCAAACTTAGAGTATCAGTCATTTCTTTCTGATAGCATTTCTTCCAAAAGTTATTTGACTGTCAAAAACTTATTCAGAAGAAACAAACTTCGTGATGATCTAAGTGGTGTCTTTACTCTCTTCAACAAATACGAGATCCCAGAAGGTTCCAGACCAGAACTCGTAGCAGAAGAGTTCTATGGTAAGGCAGATTTGGATTGGGTCGTTCTGATGACTGCTGGCATCATTAATGTAAGAGATGAATGGCCATTATCCAACTATCATCTCTACAATTATGCCGAAGAAAAATATGGTGCTGCACTGAATGATATTCACCATTATGAAACCAAAGAAGTCAAGGATTCAAATGGTAGACTGATACTTGCAAAGGAAAAGGTTATTGACTCCGACTTCAAACTTACCTATCTTGATGACGGTACAACTTATAGTAATGATAATGATCTCAGTGGAGACTTTACTTTAATATCAAGTCCAGTCAGAGGAGTAACGAACTGGGAGTATGAAGTCAGAGAGAATGATAAGAAGTCTTCCATCTACTTATTGAGAAACGAATATCTTCAACAGTTTCTAAACGATATGAGAGAGATTATGTTGTATGATCGTTCCTCTCAATACGTTTCTGAAGAATTAGCAAGAACCGAGAACACCAGGGTCACTATCCCACAATAGGTCGAGATTCTTATCAAACACCATCACATACCTGTGCTTACGGGAGCGATCTTTCCATTCTCCATCGCACCCTTTAACAGAACCTCGGGAATGCTTGGTGCCATCCGCAAAGTAGAAATCTTTCTTTGGTTCTGATAGACCGCAATACCTAAAATTGCAAGCCCGATAAATTGTACCGTGATGATACTCGCTATCAGCGTATGAGATGATTGCTTTGACTTCTGTGTCTTTTCTAAGTCTCTTAATCGCCTTTGAAACGAACCAAGAAGTGATATTATACTCTCCCTGCTGAGTATCGGGGTGGATGCAGAGTCTTGAGAGTTCGAAGAGTCCTTGTTGCTCATTACGTTCTAGTCCAAATGCGCCTTTTGCAATTTCTGGGACAGGGAGTCCAGTGAAGATACAAACTCCCTGTATACCTCCAATATTTAGAGGTGAAAAGTCATTTTTCTTGTATAGACCGTAATTATATCCAGATTTAAAACCTTTTGAGATGTCCTTAAGATAATGAAACCGCAGAAGTAACTCTGCGGCTTCGGATTTGCTTACACGGTCTATTGTGTAATCAGTCTTCACTCTTCTGCCAGTTTGGCAAAGTAGGACATTGCATCATCGTCCTCATCTTCGTCAACAGAAGACGAACGAGTAGGTTGCAGAGAGTTCAGTTCACCGCGAAGATCTTCGGTGAGTTCACGGGAGGATCCACGATTCTGTTGGCGGAACTCTTCCTCTTCCATCACAGATTCTTCATCTTGGAAACGAGGAGTGCCCTTGTTACCAAGCACATAGTCAAGACGCTTCTTCAGGTCATCATAGGACTTGAACTGATCGGCAGCGACGAGTTCGGCAAGAGAATACTCTTTTTTCCAGATTGCTTCCATTGCGTCATCGTCGTCCAGGAGAGCATCAGGACGGGCAAACTCGGAAGAGTCATAGTTGCGATAACCAGCAACGTTCTTTGCCTTCAGTTTGAAGTTAGCACCTTGCCAGAAGTCAAACGGATCGATTGCTTCCTCATCTTCGAACTCAGGTTGCATAGCAGCAGTGAGTTTGTCGAAGATCTTCTTACCGAACTTGTACAGGAAGACCTTACCTTCGTTGGCAGGGTTAGCAGGGTCCTTGACCACATAGATGTTAGCAATGTAGGTCAGTTTGCGCTTCTGCTTTCGTGCTGCTTCCTTACCAGCATCGGTGCCGTTGTTCCACAGCATCGTATTGTACTCGGACACAGGATCCTTCTGAC